CTCCGCCGGTGTAGCTGTCGATGCTGTATGCCTGAGCATCCCAGTTGCCGGTGGCTGAAGTCTTCGTGACCACGTTGCCGACCAGTGTGACGTTGTTGCCAGCCAGCACGAGGTCTGAGCTGGCATTGTCGGCCGGCTTGCCGGTACCTGACACGCCCGTCCAAACCGCAGTGGCGCCCAGATTGGCGCCGTCCGTCAGCTGGTTCGTGTTCGTGAAGTTGTTGCCGGCCACCTGCCACGCGCCGCTGACCTTCTGGTACAACGTCAGCGTGTCGGTGGCGAAGTAGAAATCGCCGTTCGCGCCAGTCGGGCGGCTTGCGAGCGTGCCCTGCGCCGTGTTGTTGCGCGTGGCGTCCAGCGCGCCTGCGTACCCAAGGCTGCCGATCGAGACTTGCGAAACGGTCTTGGAATCCGCGTACACGATGCCGTTGGAGACCAGGGTGGCCGTCACGACCACGCTGCTCGAGCCCATATCGGAGAACTGCAGGGTGGCGATCTTGCCGGTCGAGTCAATCGTCAGCGGTACTGTCGGCGACGTCGAGAACGTGAGCGAGCCCGTCACGACGAGCGGCGTGGCCACCAGCGTGATGACAGACGGCGTGCCGACGCCGCCATTCACCAGCACGGTATTGGCGGTTGTGGACAGGATGACGCCGCCGCGCGCGGCGAGTGTGCGCGAGGTCTCGGCCTGCAGAATCTTATCGAATTCGTTGACTGGCGTGACCATCAGGCCATCACTCCTACGGTGGTGCGGCCGGCGGCCCACTTCGTCGTCATGGAGACGACGAGCCCGGTGATGCCGGCAGCGAGATTGAAGCGCGGGTGAGTCAGGGTCACGGCCTGGCCCAGCTGCAGCTGAAATAGGGTAGCGAAGCCGTCAAACTGGTACGTCGTGCGCGGCGCCTTACGGATGGCAAGGCGTCGCAGCGCCTCGTTGGTGGCGTCGGTGCGAGACACCAGGTAGGTGTCCTCGCGCGTCGGCTCCATCGTCAGCCTGTAGGAGGTCTTCGTAGCCGCGTCCTGCGCCAGCACGCTCTGGTAGGGCATGCCCATCAGGGCCAGCGCCTCGGCGGGCAAGCTGGTCTGCAGGCCGGCCTGCTGGGTCAGATTCTGGCAGAAGGTCAGCAGTACGGCACCCTGCACCAATTCGCGCGCGCTCGGGAACAGCGTGTGCTCTTCCATGTGCGCTGCCGTGATGCTGAAGGTGGGCGTCAGGCTCGAAAAATCGATCTGCTGCAGCTGCAGCAGGCCCGCGCGCGAGGTCGTCAGCTGCGCCTGCAGCGCGCCGGTCACCTGCTGGATTACGGAGATCGTGTTCGTGCTGCCGGACACGGTCACGCCAATCACCTGCGGGTGCGCGGCGTCGAACGCGTTGAAGTTCGTCATGTCGACCTCGGCCGACGTGAAGCGGTTGCCGGTGTAACCGTAGCCGGTCACGATCCGGTAGACGATCGACGCGCACGTGCTCGCGTAAGGCGTCGTGTACGCCGTGTTCTTGTCGCCCTGCAGAGAGACCGTAATCGTGCCGGCCGGCGGGCTCGTGAGGCGGAATGTACCGTGCACAAGGTCGAGCGTCACCGCGGCCCAGCCGATGCTGTCGTTGGCGATGGGCACGCCGTTGTCGCGCACCTCGATCAAGCCGTTGATCTGGCCGTCGTGCACCTGATACTGCAGCGTGGTCGAATCGATCAGGAGCGGCGTCATGTTGACCACCTCGCCGAATACCAGCGGCACGGTCGACCCCTGGTTGGGGCCGGTGCCGCCCAGCAGGTGTTCGGTAATGGCGGCGTTCAGGCGCTCCAGCTTATCGCGGATCTTCAGGCCGAGCGCCTGGCGCGACTTGCTTCCGATGTCAGCCGTCACGCCGGTGAATACCGGAACGAAATCGCTGCGGGCCCAGCGCACGTCGCCAAGCAGCATCTGGATCGGGCGGTTGGTCCAGACGTACGTCAACCAGGCGTCGAAGGCGCCGTCATCGTTGGCGATGCCGACGTCGCCCACGTTCATCGTGGCGTTGCCGTCCAGCGACAGCTGCTCGGTCGTCTGCAGGTCATCACCAATCAGCACGGCCTGGTAGGGCTGGCTGGCCGGCGTGTCGCTCGCCTGGCTTACGAAAGGCAGCGTCGACAGGTAGAACGTCTTGTCGACGCCGTTCACGTTGGCAACGGCCTCCACCAACACCACACGGATGGCGGTGGGGTCGTTTAACCAGGCGATGTATTGTGCGTTTGTCATCGTAGCGCGACGGCGGACTGAGCAGCCCAGGCTGATTTCTGTGCGGCAATTGTAACAGAGTCTGCCACTTTCTCAGCAGTGTTTGCTCCGGCCTGCATCGTTGCAGCGCTCTGGTTATCGGCCTGGGTCTGCTGTTCGCCGCGCATCGCCGTCACCTGCTTGTTCAGCGTCGTCAGCTGGGACACGATGGCAGCCGTTTGCGCCGTCGCCGCGGCGTACGGGTCTGTCGTCACGGCCAGCGCTGGCGCCGCGGCGATGCGCGAGCTCGTCGAGCTCATCGTGCCGGTCGTCTGCTGCAGGTGGTTGATGTATTCCGTCGAGCTCTTGATCGCATCCGAGATCGCGGAAATCGTCACGCCGTTCTTCATCTGGTTGAGCCAGTAGTCCAGCCCGGCCTGATCTTCCTGCCGTCCCAGCAGGTTCTGGTACAGCGCGTCGATGGCGGCCGTATTGCTAGTCGTGTTCACGCTGCCGATGGCCGTGCCCGTATTCGTGCTGGGCGTGACGACCGTGGTCGGTGACGTCGTGCTCGTCTTGTCGATGTACTCGGTCGAGTTCTTCATCGCGGCGATGATGTCCGACAGCGACACGCCGCTCTCCAGCTGCTTCTCCCAGAACGCCAAGCCGGCCGCGTCCGGCGCGCGGTTGAACAGCTCCTTGTACGCCGAGGTCAGGGCAACGACATTCGTGCCCTGGTTCTTGCCGTTCGACAGCACCACCGCAAGGTTGTTGATGGCTGAGGCCACCGACGTCACGCTCGTGTCGATCGCTACCAGCTGAGTCACCTGCTGGTTCAGGATCGTCAGGCTGCTCTGCGCGGTCTTGACCTGGCCGTCGGTCTTGTCGGCCATACCCGTCATCGTTGAGACCACGCGCTGGAAGTCCGATTGGTACGTGCTGTTCGACGCGTTGGCCGTCTTCGACGCGGTCAGGAATGCCTGCGCCGCCGACTGCAGGTTGCCCTGCGCCGTGATGTCGCCACCCTGCGCCTTGGCAAGGGTTTCCTCGAACTGGGAGCGCGCCGCGCCGTACTGGTCGGCCGGGTTCAGCGGCGACATGTTACCGATCTGCAGGCCGTTCACGAAGTTACGCAACGACAGGCTGAGCGACTTCAGCCGATCGATCGTGCTCTGGATCGCCGAGCTCTCGCTCTGGTAGGCCGACAGCAGCTGCTGCTTGGCCTGCGCGACAGCGCGCGCCTTCACCAGCTCGTCGTACAGGCCCTGGTTGGACGGATCCAGCTGGGCGCGCGCGGCCGCATCCTTCTCGGCCTGGGACAGCGTCAGGTCGTCGATCTGCTTTTGCAGGTCGGAAGCCACGTCGGTGACCGACTTGAACGCCTGCGCGATGCTCATCAGCTCGGTGTACGCGGTCGCGCCGGCGCTGCCCATCGCGCCCATGGCGACGGTCAGGTCGGTGAACTTTTGCACCGCGTCGGCGCCCTGCGTCGACAGGCCATACTTCGACAGGATCGGGTTGATCGACGCGCTCGTCGCGGCGGTCTGCTGCGCCTTCGTCAGCATGTTCTGGAAGAACCAGCTGGCCTGCGACGTGAACTTGTCCAGGCCGCCGGCCATGTCGATCAGCTGCTCGCGCGCGGCGATCGAGGCCGTGCCGACCTCGGCGTACGTCGCGCCGAACGATTTGAACACGGTGTCGATCGTGGCGTAATCGTTGGCCACGCGCGTGAGCGTTTCCAGGTAGCCTTCGCCGGCCTGCTGGAATTGCTCAAGCCCACCAAACGCGGCCTGCGCCATCTGGTCGCCCAGCTTGGAGAACACGGCAGCGACCTTGGCCTGCGCGTCCGCGCTGGACAGGCCCTTCAGGTCGATCTTCCCGATATCGATGACGAAGCCGTTCAGCTTGTCCTTGAAGTCAGCGCCATTCTCGCCCAGCAAGCCGGCCGCCGCCGCGATGGCGTCGCCCATGCCCGTGATCACGGTCGTAATCTGCCGGTTAGCGTCAGCCCCCAGAGCTTCGGTAGCGGTCTTGTGGCTGTCACCGCGGAACCATCCGCCCGATGTCGTGACGTCGGCGTAGGACTGAGCGTTGGCACCTCCAGCTGCGAGCTGGCTCAAGGTCGTGGCGCTCATCGTGAAGCCAGAAGCGTCGATGCTCTGCTTCCCGCCGAATATTGCGTTGCTGACCTTGCCGATCAAATTATTCAGGACCGGAATCTTGGTCGCCAACAGAGCGATACCCATCCCCAGCGGCCCGCCGAGAGTCGCCAACGAGGTAAACGCTGTCAGGCCCTCGCCGGCCATGTAACCGACCGCGCCAATAGCGCCGCGCGTCAGGCCGCTGGCATGCGCGCCACTGCTTGCCGAGAGGTCCAGGCCAGAGCCGTCAACGGCACCCACCTTAAACAGCTGTGCGACAAAACCCTTGATATTCGTATCAATCGAGCGCAGCGACGATAGCATGCCTTGCGCGATCACGAGGTTGTTGTACGTGTTCTTCTCGACCAGTGCGAGCGATTTCGCGTTCGACTCGCTCTTCGTATCCGGGTCGCCCAGCACCGTGCCGGTAGCGTTGGCTTGCTGCTTCTGGGCCTCGGTCTGGCCGCCGCCGTTGAAACCGCCGGTCATCTTGACGCCCACGGCGACGAGGGCTGCCATCGTCGCAGCCCCTGCCACAAGGTTGAGCGGGAACGTGAGCGACGCGATGGCTTTCGCCACCGCGGCGATACCCCAGGCGGTGCCCGATGCGCTCGCGTTGGCCACATCGACGGCCGTCGCAGCGGTGCCCGACGCCATCTTGGCGCCGTCACCAGCGATCGTGGTCGTGACTTCGGTGGTCTTGAAGAACATCTTCTTCGCAAAATTGGCCGCGGCGCCGGCCAGCTCGAGCACGCGGAATGCCTGCTCGGTCTTGGTCAGAATCTTGTAGCCATTCGAGTTGGTGTCGAAGAAGCCCTTCGCGGCGCCGGCCATGTCGCCGTACGCCTTGATCTGGGCCGACGCAGTCGCCTCGGCTGCGGCCTTGGTATCGCCATCCTTGGCCTGCTTGTCCTTGATCGCCTGGATGCGTGCGTCGTACGACATCGCAGTCGTGAGCATGCCACCCAGCGCAGCGCCACCCTGGCCGAACGCATCGGCCAAGGCCTTGCCGATCGCGTCAGCCATGTTCACGCCGATGTTGCGCATGGCAGCCATGCGGTCCTGGATCGCTCTCAGCTCGTCCTGCGCAGCCTTCAGCTTCGCCGGATTGTCGCCGAAGAGGGACGACGAGGCCGAGGCGACGCGGTTCTGCGCAGCCTGCATCTGCGGGATCATCTCGGCGTAGGCGGTGCGCTGCGCCTCGAAACCGGCCAGCTGATCCCCAAGTCCCGTGCCCGGGCCGCCGTACTGCTGCTGAACAGTGTTCAGGCGCAGATCGAGCGCGGACGACGCGTTGCCGAAGGCCTGCTCGCCTTCCTTGAATCGCGCGTCGTTGGCGCCCAGGCGACGCTGGTCTTCCATGAAGCGCTGGAAGCGCACCAGCCGGTCGCGGTACTGGGCGTTCTCGGCGTCCTCGATGTCATTGGCCAGGTTGGCCATCAACTTGGCGTTCTTAGCTTGCCACGTCAGGTTGTAGGCGTCCTCCAGCTGACCCTTGCTCTCCAGCGCCTTGGCACGCGCCTGCAGCTCCTGCGTGTCCATCTTGTCGATGGTATCAGCGATCGCGCGCGCGGCCGTCGCCTTGTCGTCAACAAGTTGCTGCTTTGCGGACTTGACTCGGCTGTTGTACTTTTCCTGCTGGCCCGGCTTGAGTGGGCCAGCGGCAGCACGCTCAGCCTCGGCAATGTCGACCGCCTTCTGGTGCAGCGCCAGATTCTCGTTGCGCGTCTTGTTGATCAGCTGCAGGTCGCCCAGCTCGCCGCGCTTGTTCTCCGACTTCGCATCGTCCAGGCGCGACTTCGACAGCATCTGCTCCAAGCGCAGACGCTCCTGGAGCTGCTCGATCGCGGCGCGCGCGCCGTCCTTGTCGCTGGGCTGCGGCTTCAGGCCGGGCTGCTTGGCGGCATTGATGTCTTCGTTCAGCTGCTTGACCTTTTCCAGCACGGCGGCGTGATTCTGCTCATCAACCGTCGTGAACTGAATCTCGCGGCGGCGCGCCTGCAGCGCAGCAACCACAGCCGGATCCTTGATCCCCAGCTTGGTCGACATCTCCTCGGTCAGCGGGATCTTGTTCAGCGCCTCGCTGATGGCTTTCGAGTCGGTCAGCAGCGAGTTGCGCGACTCTTCGGCGGACATCGCCTTCTTGAGCTGCTGGATCTTGCCGATGGCGCCATCGATTTCGTTGACCTTGGCAGCCAAGTCACTGCGGCTTGGGCCCATCCAACCGACCGGATTCGAACCCTTGCCAGCCTTGTACGCCGCCATCTTGTCGTCGAACGACTGCAGGTCGAGCTGAGCCTTGGCCTTCTCCATGTTGAGCGACACCAGCTGCAGGTTCATCCCCGCATTCTTGGCGTTCTCGCCCACATGCTCCAGCTGATAGTTCATCTCCTTGAGGCGGTCGATCTCGCGCTGGTACGCGTCGATCACAGTGTTGGCCGTGTTGACCGCGCTCTGGTGTTTCGACTCAGCCTCCGACAGATGGCTAGAAAGCAGCTGGTAAGCCGTGACGGCTGCCGTGACAGCCAGCGTGATCCAGCCCAGCGAGGCCGACGCAAGCCGTGCGCCGACCGCTGCCGCCTCCATACGGGTCTCAAGCACCGCCGTCTCAGCCGACAGCGCCGCGGCGCCGCCGGCAGCCACGCCCTCTTCCACAGCCAGTGCGCCAAGCGCGGTCGTTTGCATCTCAGTTGCGATCGTCGCGCGGCGCTGCGCCAGCTCGTACGTCGTCACCATGGCGGCGATCGACGTCATGACTCGAAGGCCGCCCATCACGCCGAGGAACGCAGCGATAGTGCCCGTGTTCTCCACGACGAAGCCGGCCAGGCGGGCGAAGCCGGCCGCAAGGTTCGCGACCGCCGTGACGGCGCCGTCGCTGCCGGCCATGTGCATCAGGTCATTCGTGACCTGCTGGATGGCCGGACGCGCCTCTTCGAAGCCCTTGACGAACGTACCCTGTACCGTGCTGCCAAGGCGCTCCCACGCGCCCATCACGGTGTCCTCTTTCGAGGTCATCGCGTCAAACATCTTGCCGTGCGCATTCTCAGCTTCGTGTAGCAAATGGATGTAATCGTCAAGGTGTGCGGTCATAGCCTGCATGGCTTTGATGTCGCGTGACGAGAAGCCCATTTGCTTCAGGGTGTCGGTGGCACCCTTGTCGGAGAACGTGTTCAGCTTGTTGGACAGGTCGGTGATGATGTCGGTAAAGGGGCGGAATTTGCCGGTGGCAGCGTCGCCAACCTCAATGCCAAGCTGCTTGATCACCTTCGCGGTCTTATCGCTCGGCTCGTACAGCTTCATCAAGGCCGACGACAGCGGCTGCATCGTCAGGCCGCGCTCAGCCAGCGTACCTACCGTTGCGTTGATCTCCTCCACACTCATGCCGAATATCTCACCAGTCGTGGCCGCGCTCTTCATGTCCTCGGCAAGGGTGCGCACGGATACGTTGGCCTTCGAACCGACTGCGACAAGAACGTCGCCGATGTGGCCAACGTCGTTGATACTGAGGCCAAACGCATGCATCGTCTCGACCGCCATTTCTGCAGCCTGTGCTACCGACATCTCACCCAGCGATGCAAGTCGCATGATGTCTGGCAGCACGGAGAAAGCCTGGGCCTGCGTCTGCCCGGCCTGCGCCAGCGCGTGCATGCCCTCGGCGGCGTCTTTCAGGTTCGTCAGCGTGCCCGACGTAATGCCGACGAATTTGTTCAGGTCGACCGGCGACATGTCGTCGTTCAGTGCGTTCAGGGACTTCAGCTGGAATTCCACCTCCGCGCCGGTTTCGGCGACGTGGTGCAACCCAGCAGCCAGCGCGCCGCCAGCGAGCAGCGCGATCAGCTGGCCGTGGTGCAAGCCGTAGATACCGGCTTCGTGCGCGGCGCCGCGGAAAGCACCCTCAGCCTGCCGCAGGACGTCGCTCATCTCCAGTTGCGCCGCGGCCGCGCCGCGCGAGCTGGCGGCCAGGCGTGCTTCCGCCGCGGCGAGCGCATCGGCGCCGGCCGCGGCGCTGCCGTAGCGCGCGGCGGCGTCACCGCCCAGGCTGGCGTAGGTCTGGGCCTGCGTGGCCGTGCGCACCTGCGCAGCCGGGCTGGCCGTCAGGTAGTTCGTGTTGAGGGTGCGCTGGCGCTCAGCCTGCGCGGCGACGTCGGCTGCAGCAGACGTCCGCATGCTGTGCAGCTCGAGATCGCGCTTCTGCTCGATCTCGATCATGCGCTGCGCGGCGGTCTGCGCGGCGGCGTATTCCTCCATGTCGCGGCGCTGCTGGATCTCGGCAAGTCGTTGAGCCTCGCTGCTGCGCATGGTGTAGAGCTCAAGGTCGCGGCGCTGCTCAATCTCAAGGATCCGCTGGGCGGCCGCCGAGCGAGCCTGATACTCTTCCAGGTCGCGTCGCTCGATCAAGGCCTGCAGTCGAGCAGACGCCTCCGAGCGGATCTTGTACTCCTCGAGGTCCCGCCGTTCGATCAGAGCCTGCAGCTCGGCTGACGCGGCCTCGCGCATGCGATATTCCTCGACGTCGCGCCGCTCGACGATGGCCTGACGCTCTGCTGCAGCCTTCGCGGCCAGGTCAGTGGACGCCTGCGCAAACACGCGATCCACTTCCAGCTGACGATCGACGCCCTTTTCGAGCGCCGCGGCCATCTCCCCCTGGTAGTGGTTTAGCTGGGCGACCTGCCCATCGAAAGCCAGTGCGGTGCCGGTGGCCAGTTCTCCGTAGCGCGACAGCACTGTCTCGATGGGGATGCCCTCAGCCAGCTGAGCGAAAGCGGCAGTGACGTTGGCAGCCGAGCCGCGCTGGATCTGTTCCCACGTTCGCGCGTCTGCGGCTTTGATCTTCAGGCCGGCTGCCTCAATCGCAGCCGTCGCCTTCGCGGCGCCTTCCTCGATCGCGGCGGCCTGGCGCCCGGCCAACGCCTGCAGCGTCTTATCCGCCGTAGCCGCGAGGTTGGCGAAGCCGGTCACCATGGTGGCCTGCATCATCTCCATTTGCTGTGCAAGGCGTTCGAGGGCCGAGTTGCTGCCGAGCCTCTCCATCGCGGCCGTCAGGCGATCAATTGCCGACGTTACCCTGTTGACGTCGTCATCGCCGCTGGCTGTGACTGGAATATCGATGTTGTCGCTCATAAGCAAAGCCCCCGTTAGATTGCCATTATCTAACGGGGGCTTCCATGAAGCAAGTTTTCTGCCAGGTACTACTTTTTGGCTTGCTTCTCAGCGACAAACTCAAGGTAGGTGCTGTCCAGCCGATTCACGAATCTGAGGATACGCTCGCGTTCTGTCAGGTTGTCTATTTGGAACATCAAGCAGTACGACAAGATCTCGGACATCGGTATGCTCAGCGGCCCTGCCATGCTCACGTTACGGCTCCGAGAGAGAGTCTGGTACGCCGTGTAGTAGTGGTACTGGCGCTGGTCCAGTACCGGCCGGTCCTTCAGGGCCTGGGGCGGCTGCCCCAGGTCTTCCTGCATCTGGAGCAGGAACTCCAGCTGCGGGCCCCAGGTCAGGTCCCAGCGGAGGTAGTCGGCGAGTTTTTTTCGTCCGCCTCCTCGACCTTCACACGGAAGTTGCGGAAGTCGCCCGACTTCTTGGTGATCTCGGCCTGGAAGTCCTTGATCAGCAGCAGCTTCTCGGCGTTCGCGACGCTGTACGGCAGCGGCTGGCCCTGGTACTCGACAGGGCCGGTCCAGCCCAGCAGGATCGAACGAGCCATGACGTAAGCCATGATCTTGTTCGAACGATCTTCAGCCGTCGCCAGCTGCTCGTCAGTTTCCTTCTGGTCGAGGGTGTGCTTGTGCGCCTCGATCTGCTGCGCCAGCATGCGGGTGAACTTCGGGTTGTGGGCGCGCGCGATCAGCAGCGTGATGCCGCCGCCCCACGGTACCTCGCGACCTTCGAGTTCGGCCTTGGGATCAGTTGCATATGCGGCAAAAAAGTCCATGTTCAGTTTCCTGGTTGGGTTTGGGAGGTGTCAGTTTGGAGAAACACTTGCCACCTGTCAAGATCCCGTCGGAAATAAAAAGGGCGCGACCGAAGCCGCGCCCAACCCTTCCCCACCCGGAAACCTTTACGGCGCGACGGCGGCGCCCACGCGATCAATAAACAGCGTCTGGCGCAGTGCTGCGACAGCATTCGTCTTGTCGGCATACGCCGTGTAATCGAACTCGGCCATGATATCCGTATCCTGGCCACCGGCCAACACCTTACCGCTGGTCAGCATGACCTTCGGCGCGGTGATGATATAGCCGTTGCCGGCCGTGTCCTGGGTCGCGATCACGAACGAGGTGTACGTGTCGGCCAGGAACTTGGCGTACAGCGCGCCGGTCGCAAAGTAGACCGTCAGCTTGCCGGTCACCTTGAAGGTGCCGATGCCGACGCCCACCAGGCCCAGCGTGCCAGCCGCGTCCTGCGCGCGCAAGCCGCTGTCGATGTCCATCGACACCGACTTGATCGAGGTCGAGGTCAGCGGCGCGCCACCTTCCCACAGCTGGCCCAGGCCGCGCACGCCGTTCTGGATGTCGTACGTGTTCGAGACAGCGACGGTACCCGTCAGCTGGGTCGCACCAGCCGGAAGCATGTCCTTGCCCAGGAAGGTGAACGTGCCCTCGGTCAGCGACTTCGACGCGAACGTGGTCGAGAACTTCGACACGTTCATGCCGCGGAAAGTGTGGTACTGGCCCACGTCCAGCATCTGCTTTTCGATCGTGAACGACTGCAGCGTGACGCCGTTGGTCAGGCGCGACGTCGAGATCGAGCTGCCGGCGACCGAGGTCGACGCCGTCAGCGGCGTGTTGACATCCAACGTGACAGTCGTGGTCGTGGTAGCGACGGAGGTGGAGACGCGCACCAGCTTGCCGTCGTTCGGGTCGCCCGGCATATTGACGCGGAACCACTGGCCCGGCTGCAGACTGGCGAATGCGCTCGAACCAGTCGGCGCGGCGCCGGCGGTGATCACCGAAGCAACGGTGCCAAGCGTCCCGGCCGTGACCGATGCGGAGAACGTGGTACCAACGCCGTTGGTGCCATAAGCACTCCAGCTCGAGCGCATCAGGCCAGCCAGCAGGCGGTCGTATTCCGCGTACTGGACGTGCACCTTGATGTCGCCGTCGGCCTGGGCGCCGGTCGTGGTCGAGGAGGTCAGCTGGGCCGTCGGATTGATCTCCTTGTCGTTCTCCTTGGTCAGGTTGAACGCCAGGGATTCGCCCGTGGTGCGCAGAGCATACGGGTTGCCGGTGGTCGGAATGGTGCCGAAGGCCGACTCAGGCACATAGGCCAGCTGAACGCGATTGGCTGCTGCGAAATTGGGCATGGTAGACTCCGAAGAAATTTCTCCGGAGTCTACCAAGGAAGTATTGCCACGTGTAAATTGTTTGCTGTTTATTTAGCGTGCCGGGCTGAAATAGTAAAAGGGCACGATCGCCGGCTGATACCAGAGGCCAAGTCGCGATATGCCCTTGATCGGCACGGCTGCCTGGAGCTGCAGCGCGCCGAGGCTCTGGGTGCTGAAATAGGGCAGCACGAAGTCGAGGAGCGCCTCAGCGTCGGCCACGCCGGCACCATCCTTCACGACAGCCGAGATATAGATCTGGCCGTCGTACCGGATATTCGGGTTCTGCCCGAGCTCTGCCTGCTCGCCGCCAAGGTGGGTGACGCTCACCTGCAGGAAGGGATCAGCCTGTGTGGTTGTGTCGACCAGCGCGCGGTTGGTCGTCTCGACGACCAGCGGGTAATCCGCATGGTCGGCAATGATCTGGTTGACGACAGCCATCACAGCCGCGCGCGCCTGGCTCATACTCATGGTGACGCTCATGCGGCCTCCGGGTCTTTAGGTTTGATGTTCTGTGCAAGGGTGCGGATGTACACCTCGATACTGGTGCCGGCCAGAATGACGTTCTCCGGCCGCAGGCGCTCGGTGCCGTCTGGACCTTGCATCAGGGTGCCGGTCTCGTCGACGCGCAGTTCGGTCGCGTTCACAAAGTGGACGCGGCTCTTCATCGTCACACCGCGCAGCTGGCCAGCGCCACGGTGGAGCGAGGCGCTGGCTGCTTCCGGATCTCCGGCCTGATGCGGCTGCACAACGTAACCCGTAGCGCCGTTGTCGTGTGCGCGCGCGCCGATCGGCAGGCTGTACTTCCCGGGCCACGGCTTATAGACCGGCATGTTGCCATCGACGACGATATTCCAGTTGCTGGCGAAATCGCCTGAGTATTGCGGCGACACCAGCACGGCCTTCTCGAACAGGTAATACAGCTTCTGGCGGAAGCGCCCGTCGGCCGTGTCGGCGATCTTCTTGCGCACGGCCTGCAGCTTCTGCAGGTTCAGGCGGATCGTGTCCGCGCGCACCGCGATCACACCAGCCTCACGCGCAGGACGCGCGCGTCCTGCTCGACGATCGTGGTCAGCACGCGCCAGCGCTCGCCCATCATCGTCAGCTCGCTGTTCGGCTGCGGCGCGATGCTGGCGGCCGCCACGAACACGACACGGTCGCCCGGCTGGTTGTCGGCCTCTACCTGGGCGCGATAGCGGTAGAACTTGAGCGAGTCGGCCTGCACCACGGGCAAGGTGGTCGAGACCTCGTCGAACTTGTCGGTCACGAGGTTGAGCGCCCCGGTGATGAAGGTCGCGTCCTGGCGCGCGTCGATATCGAACTCGTCGGCCTCGAGCACGGACAGTCCGTTGACCTCCGCGTACACACCGCGCACGCGGTACAGCGCGGACCCCTCGCGCAGGAACTTGCCGCGCACGCCGGCGGCTTCGATCGAGGCCACGGAGACGCCCCAGAGCGGATCCCAGTCACTGTACGCCTTCGGGTTGCCTGAATCCCGGTACAACTCCTTCTGGGCGTACACCAGCGTGCCGTCGGCATCGGCACAGGCCTCGGCCGGCGTGAGCATGCTCATCGAGCTGGTGCCGCGCTTGATGTCCCAGATGCGCCGGATCTCGACACCCTGGAAGCTGTCGACGGTGCTGTTACCCATGAGCCAAGGTTCGCCCAGCAGCGTGATCACGCCGCGCGCGGGCGCGGCAGTGTCGACCGTGGTCGTCATCGATCGCCGGCGAATCGTGGCGCCAGCTGAAGTCTGGTCCGTGTTTGCCTTCGAATGGCAGTTGAACAGGTAGGCGCCCGTGTACGCGTCGTACACCGGATCGTTGTTGAAATACGACGCGACAGCCGAAAATTCCACGCTCAGCTCCCAGTGACCGGGTCGGTACCGAGACCCACCGCAAGGCCCCAGACGCGGTCGGTGACGGTCGGCGCCAGCGCATCGGTGTTGATCAGCGTGTACGCCGACAGCAGCCGAGTGCGCATGGCGGACAACACCGCGCCGACGTCTGCCTTGAGGTTCTTGTAGGCGTCGACATTGCGCGTCAGCTCGGCCTTCTCATCCTTGATCGTGAGCGGCGAGAACATCGGCAGCGAATTCAGACACTGGCGCGCCACGTTGTACGCTGCGTACGTCTGAATCAGGTCGATGAAGCGGGTCTGGTCCGACGTCGGACTGGGCAGCGCCGACACCGTGGTGTAGTCGGAAACCATCTGGGAATTCAGGTCGCGCAAGTCCTCGCTCAGCCGCACCGAGAAGATGGAGTTGGTCAGGACGGTGTCAGGCAGCTCCTGGGCAGAGACGCCCAGCACGGCGCGCACGCTATCGGTGGTGACGAGGTTGGTCATAGTTTCTCCTTGGATGGAGATATTGTGGCATAGAAATTGCTTCTGGCAAAGAAAAGCCCGCCTCGTGGGCGGGCTTTCGTGCGGCGCGGCCGAGGTTACTCGGCCGGGGTGAAGTCGACGTAGTATTTCTCGCCGACCTTGAACTTGCCGAGCAGGGCAGGGTTCGTGATCTGGATCTGCAAGGTTGCTGAGGGGCTGAACTTGGCGAAGGTATTGTCTTCGTCGCTGCCGTCGGCCGGGTACGACTTGGCGCAGACGGCATTGAAGTGCAGGGCCTCCGAGCTGGCAAACTGCTCGATGCGGTTGATCTGCAGCTTGGCGCGCATCACGGCGCTCATGCCTGCACCTCGCCCGAGGCGTCGCCAGCATTGATCTGGTCCAGCGCAGCGACGGCACCTTCGCCGCGTGCGGCGGCCTGCGCAGCTTCGGCAGCTGCCAGCGCGTCTGCGCGCGCAGCTTCATCCGCGGCGTTCTGCTGGTCGAGCTTGGCCTGCTCCTTCTCGGACAGTTCCGAGGTCGGGTCGCCGCAACGCTTGATGGTAGGCTGATCCTTGGCCCACTTCGTGTGGGTCGCCTTGACCGCCTCGCCCGGCTCGAAGCGGGTGTTCGAGATCGGGTCGACGATGGCGAACTGGCCCTCGTTCTTCAGCCAGATACCGTTCTTGTCTGCGATGTTCATGAAATTCTCCTGTAGTGAGGTGTCGGGATTGTGCCACGGAAACGTTGCTGTTGACAACCAGTTTGCTATGTATTACACTGTAGTTTTCAACAGGAGGACATCATGGCCAATTCCCCAATCCTCAGTCTGCGCCTGCCGCCGGAGCTGCGCGCCAAACTCGAAATCATCGCCGAGAAGGAGGGGCGCTCGCTGGGCGACGTCATCCGGCGCGCACTTCAGCAATACCTGAAGGAGCAGAAAAATGCTTGAGTGGACTCCTCTCCTAGAGTCTCGCCAAGTGCCAAGGAGTCTCTCGGGTATTTACGTCATCCGGCATAAGGTGTCTGGAAAGCAGTACGTCGGCCTCAGCCAGGACATCCGTCGCCGACTCAACCACCACAGACATGCGACATCGAAAACCTCACTGCTGGCCCGAGCTATCAGGAAGTACGGCCACGCAGAATTCGAGTTCCGCGTGCATGCCGAGGCTGAGTTCTCCGAGCTATCAGCGCTGGAGCAGGCGCTGATCGCCGAGCTGGATTGCCGGAGGCCGAAAGGCTACAACCTGACGGAAGGCGGTGAGGGCAACGTCGGGTGGGAGATGCCCAATGCAGTCAGGGAGAAGATCCGGCAGAAAGCAACCGGACGAAAGATGACCGATGAGGCGAAACGCAAAATCTCGGAAGCGAACGCCAGCATGTGGACACCGGAGCTACGTGCCCAGGCAGCCGAGCACAGCCGAAAGAAAGTGATGTCAGAGGCCGGGCGTGCAGGCGTGGCGGCGGCGAACCGGGCGAGACCAGATGACCTGAAACGGAAGCTGGGAGAACATAGCCGACGACACACTGGAGCGCTGAGCCCATCTTCCAAGGTCGTGGTTGTCTGGCCTGCTGGCGCACTGACGCCGATGTACTTTGACTCAAGCACCTTAGCGGGTGCGTATTTTGGATACCCTCCCAGCCGCGTCAGCATCTATTGCAACGGCAAAGTCCAACCCAAAGACGGTTCCGCATGGGCGTACGCATAAAGAAATACGGCCCCTTTCGGGGCCGTATTTAATTTGGCGAATTAGCCAAAATAGAGTGCGTCGAACGGCGTAAGCTCGCTATCGCCGAAGAAGCGAAATACCTCCGCCGACCAATGCATAACCATCTTCTCGCTGCGGCGCGAGATGAAAGACTCGACCGCGGTGTACTCGGCTTCGGTGTTGGTCACCATGGTGATGGCCTGCGAGGCGTCGACCGCCCAGATGGTGTTCGCCGGCACCGGGCCGCCGTTGGCTGCGCTCTCCACCAGGAAGAATTTCACATCCTGGGCGAAGTTCGAGTTCTGCAGCTGAACCTGCGCGTCGATGGTCGACAGGCGCGGGTCGTACGCCGACAGGCCCGGACGGCCGGTACGCGATTCGTACGCCAGGTAGGCGTCGATGTCGCCGATGATGTGGGTGATGTGACGCTTCTTGCGGTTGCGCGCCAGGAACTTCATCCAGGCCTTGTGCGTCATCACGCCGCCGGTGGCGGCCGCGTCCAGGGTCGATGCGGTCACGACCGGCACGGCGCCCGTCACCATGTCGTTGTCGCCCGACCACAGGCTCGACAGGTAGTTGTAGACGCGCTGGTCCTTCTCGACTTCCAGATAGCGCTTGACCGTGAAGGCCAAGGTGTCGATGGTCGAGGCCTTGGCGGCCTGGGCCGACATCTCAATACCCATACCGTAGGTCGGCAGACGGCGGAACTTGTCGCTCGTCGTGATCGCCAGCATGGTCGGCGTATCGGCCATCTGGGCGATGCGCTGGTGCTTGGCCTGCTGCGGACCGTTCGGGTTGTTGTAGTTGATGATCGGCTGCTCGAACACGTCGCCGCCGATCGACAGCTTCTGGGCCACCATGTCTTCGAACATGACGGTGTCGGACGTGCGGTCAACCGCGACCTGGGCTTCGACGTACGCGATCAGCGCAGCCGGGAACAGGGTGCGCGACTGGGTGCCGAACGGCGTGCCATGGCGCTCCGTGTTGCTGACGGCCGACTGGAAGCCGCTGGTGCCGTCCAGGATCTCGGCGACGGTCGGCGCGCGCAAGCCGAAGGGGTTGTCCTTGGGCACGGTGATGATGCCTTCCGAGGCGCACAGCTGCGAGAACGCCGAGCCCTTGGAGGCGTCGATGTCCTTGCCGTACTTCGAGTTCAGCAGTTGCGGGACCGATTTCTTTTCGGCCTTCGCTTCGGCGTAGATGGTGGCGTCCAGCTTGACTTCGTGCTGGCCACCCTTGGAGTCGATGATGAATGCCATGATGTATTAGCTCCCGACGCGAGAAATGACGATGGTGGTGCCGGGAGCCCCGGTACCTGCGGTACCCAGCGAAACGACGCGCCAGGCGTACAGCGCCAGCTTGGCTTGCGCGCCGGCAGTGGCGAGGTCGGCCGGCGTGGTGCCGAGTTGAACGGTGGACTTAACGACCAGCGGGAACGAGTTGGCCATGGCCGTGCCCTTGGCTTCCTGGGCGCCAGCGACGACCCAGTCACCGATGGCAAGGTTGCCGGTGCCCGGCGTGGCCTGCAGGCCGTTCGCGGTCACGTAGAGCTCTTCCTCTTCGATGATGCCGCCGATGGTCCAGCCGCCGGAAGTGGCCTGTTCGACGGTGACGATGCAGCCTTCGATCATGTCGCCGTTGGCGCACAGGTCGAACTGCGATTCGCCGACCAGCTTGACCAGCTTGCCGTCGTCGACGCCGGGCGTCATGGAGCCGCCGGTGCCCGGAACGCCACCAGTAGCGATGGCCGAGCCGAGGCGGACGGTCATGACGTCGGGGGTGGCACCCGTCGGTACAATGTAATGTGCTTTGGACATGGTGATCCCCAGTTATTTGATGAGAGAGTGCTTCAGTGCCTCGGCCAGCATCGGATTGAGCTCGGCCTTGGTATCTTTGTCTTCCGGCGAAGCGACGGCGGCAACACCACCGACTCGGAATTGTTTCTTGAACACGCCGTCGATGCGGGCGTATTCAGCAGCGATATTCGTATGCGTGTAGCCGGCGGCGATATCGGCCGAGCCGCCCAGCGCCACCAGCTTTTCGCCGATTGCGGTGCGCAGCGTGGTCACGAGGGAGTCGACGGCAGCAGCCTGGGCCTTGAAACTCTCGGCTTCGACCTTGGCCGCGATCAGCGCGGCGTCCTTTTCGGTCAGCTGCGCCTGCAGGTGCGCGACCAGGGCGGTCTGGTCCAGTGCGGCAGCCGGCGCCGGGTTGGATGCCGGATCGGCAGCCGGCGGCGCAGCCGGATCTGCAGCGCCTGCAGCCGGAGCAGCGGCAGGGTCAGCCGCATCGTCAGCGCCAGGGGCAGCGGCAGGATCGGCCGCCAGCGGATTGCCCGGCGGGTTGACGGCGGGCGCGGTAGCGAGGGCATCGATTTCGGCTTGCGATGCGCCTGCGGCCAGGGCGGCGATTTGTGCGGCGTTAAGTTTCATCTCGGCATCCTTTTGAACAGTGGCAATTATTAGGCACGATTTTTGCTGTGTCAACGATTTTTCGCTGCGGCAACAGCCTGGTCGAGCGTCTGCACCTTGTCGACCAGGCCAGCGGTCACCGCGCGCTTACCTAGGAAGGTCTTGCCCTGGCCCATGCGCGCGCTGACCTCGTCGGTCGAAACGCCGCGCATCTTGGCGACGTGCGCTTCGAACATCGCGTTCACGTCGTTCACCTGCGACTGGATCTCGGCCTTGGCGGCGTCCGACAACGGCTCGTACGGATTGCCCAGCATCTTGAATTCGCCCGAGCGGATGACGGTCTTGTCCACGCCGGCGTCAGCAAGTTGGCGCGCGACCGAGGTGTGGATCATCACGGCGCCGATCGAGCCGGCGATTGCCATCGGATCGATCGTGATGCCGTCGGCCGCGCTGGCGGCCCAGTACGCCGCGGAGGCGCCGGTCGTGTTGATGTGCGACGAGATGGGCTTGACCTTTTTGATCTGGCTGATGTAGTCGGCCAGCGGCTGCGCGCCCTGCGCGGCGCCGCCGCCCGACTTCACGAGCAGCAGGATCGATTTGACGTCCTGGTCGAGAGCCGCCTCGGTCAGCGCAGACTCGATGTCCTCGTAGCCGGAGCAGCCGAAGTAAGCCATCCAGCCGGCCTTGCCCATGATGAGCGAGCCGGAAATCGGCACGATCGCAAGGTTGCCTTGCTTCTGCCACATCTTGGGCGCGTCGGGTTGCTCGGCCTCGCCGGCCAGGATTTGCTTGGCCAGGATTTGCACGCTGGCCTGCGCGCGCAGCACGACTTCGAAACTATCCTCGTCGCCGGCCCAGAGAATGTGGCTCATTTTTGCGGTCCTTTCGGTTTGCTGGGCGCGTCGGACTTCTGGCCCTGCTGCGCGGCGCCCTGCTTGTTGCCCAGCGGCGATGCTTTCTTGTTCGGGTCGGTCGGATTGCTCGAGCTGCCGTCTCCGGCGCCGCCCGCGGCCGGATTGCCGCGCTCGCCCGGACCGGTGATCGGCGTGAAGAAGTTGGTACCCGACAGCGGCGTGAAGCCTTCCGGCGTCAATTCGCCCGTCAGTTCGAGCGACGCCTCGTCGTCGGTCATCAGCCCAAGGCTGAGCAGTTCGAGGATGCGAGCCTGCTTCATCGCGCGGAACGATTCGAGCTCGCTGTCCGGACGCAGGTTGATCGAGTCGTATTTGAAGTCGACCGTGACGTCCATGCCGAACAGGCGCACGGCCAGCGTCATCGCCTTGGAGAAGATCTCCTGCAGCTTCAGGCGCACCATGCCGTTGGCGCTGAGCATGAAGATCATGGTCTCGGTGCTGGCCACGTTCTGCGAACCCGAGCCGTGGCCCAGGATCGACGGCATCACCTTGGCGCCGGTCGAGACCTTTTCGTCGTAGATGTTCTTGACCGTCTCGAACTCGGTCGCGTTATTCGAACTGCCCATCTCCACCGTCTTGACGGTGAAAAAGTCGAAGTGGACGATCGCGTCTTCCGGGTTCATCGTGTTGATGACGCTCTGGATCGACGCAACGGTCTTGTTCAGGAAGTCGTTGGCCTTGTCGGTATCGTTCAGCGTCTCCGGCGGCATGCGGTCGCGCAGCTTTTGCTCGTCGATCTCGACGTCGTAGCGCGGGAACACGTGGCGCTTGCAGATGCGGCGCATGTCGGCCACGAAGTCGGCCGAGGCCAGTACCGGCTGCACCGCGCCTTCCAGAGGGCTGATGGCGTACGCGGTCAGCAGGTCCTGGTCGAGCGCGGTATAGAAGAAGGTCGGCTGGTCGAGGTCGATATATGTGCCAGCGACCAGCTGCTGCGGGAAAATGTGCTGGGTGTCCTTGTCCTCGCGGAAGATGATCTGCGAGACCGACACCGGCTGGAACTTGTACGGCATCCGGTTCTTGTCCAGAACCAGCTCCATCGCCGCCGCGCCTTCGATGACCAGTTCCTTGCCCAAGGCTTCGGACAGCGAGCGGATGTTGGCCACTTGCGAGAAGCCGGACGCGTAATCCGGCATCAGGTCGAACTGGCGCAGGATGTTGGCGGCCAGCGCGGTGGCGTCGCGGTTGAACGTGCCGTCCATGTTGCGCGCGACAACCCGGTAATTTTCCGGAATGCCCACGCGCAGGTAGGCGCTCACTGCGGCGGACAGGTCCGGCGTCAGGCGCGCCAGCGCGCGGATCGTCGCCGGCGTCGTCGCTGCCTGGCGCGCGACCGAGCCGATGTCGGCCGACGCCGCGCCGCTGTCGCTCTTGAGCAGCGGCGCCGACACAAACGTGGTGGTCGGCACATAGCTCGGCTGGGTCAGCTGCTTGTTGCCGATCTTCGGCGTCATCACCGTCGGCATCGTCGGCTGGCCGGTCACAGGCACGAGCGTCTGCTGCCCACCCTTCCCGGCTTTCGGAGCCTTCGGGGCGGTCAGCTTGGCAAGAAGTTGTCGGGCGGCATCGAACATGCCGCGAGTATGGCACAGCTCTTGCTAGTCGGCAACGAGGAAATTGCGGAAAAGAAAAAGCCCGCTGATGCGGGCTTTCGCTCGGCCGGGAGCTCCCGACCCTTGTTCCACGTGAAATCGTGGCCCCTTGCCGGCGCGAAGCGTCGCGGTTACCCGACCATCATCGCTTCGCGCCGCGCGCGGGATTGCACTCTACCACATCAATGCCGCATCCGGAAAGTGGAGAACAGCGGCACGCCGACGAACGGGATGTCGCGCGACGCGGTCGACATCAGCTGCGACGCCACGTGCAGGTAGCCCAGCGAGTGCATGAAGTGGTCGTTGCCGTCCTTCGACTTTTTCCAGGTATAGAAAATCTCCTGGTGCTTGTCGAAGTCCTGCACCCGCTTCATGTCCAGCATGTGCAGTGCCCATAGCCGGTCGGTGTGGTCACCCATCGGCGCCCACAGCAAGTTCCGTGCCTTGTACAGCGCCAGCACCTCGTCGAAATTCACGTCACGGTGGATCTGCGCCTGGTTGATCGGCAGCTTGCCGTCGGCCTTGCTCTCGTCGACCATCACGATCTGGTACGTCGCCAGCTTGACGTTGATCGAGTACACGCCGCCGTACAGGTTCTTGTCCTGGCGCTGCATCTGGTGCACCAGGTTCGTTTCCGGAAAGGCGTCGACGACGGTGATGAGCACGCGCCACAGTGCCGCAAGTTGGCGCTTCCTCTCGGCCAGCTTGGCAAGTGGGCACTGCTCCCGGTAGGCGACCAGCAGCTTGCCGTCGAGGGTGCGCCGGCCGATCGTGATGTGGCAGGTCTGGCCCACGTCGATGCCCATGGCGTGCAGCTCGTTCGAGCGCAGCGGGATGGTGGCGCGGCAAGCCTCGACATCCTCCTCGGTCAGCTGCGCGCTGCCGGCGTCGGCCGTCTCGCCCAGCGCCTGGTTGACGAATTCGGCCCACGTCTTGTACTTTGTGATCTCCAGGATCAGCGACGGGATCGTGACGACGTTGGGCACCTCGAACGGCGTGACGTAATAGCCGATTGCCTCGTAGTTGTCCTTCGGGTTTTCGCAGATCCACTCGCGGTATTCGGGCGACAGGTCCGGCTCGGCGTCGCACTCCGGGCAGTGCAGGCGCGCCTCTTTCCAGCGCAGCGTGTCGATGTTGTGCTTGTTGATGTCCTTGAACTCACCGGTGTAATCCGGGATCTTGACATCGGTGTGGAAATTGGGCACGAACTGGTGGCCGCAGTGGCAGCACGTGCACGCGCGGCGCATGCGCCGCGCCGTCTTCATCTCCAGCGCGATGCCGCGGCCTTCGGTCGTCGGCGTGCCGAAGCGGCGCGTCAGCTTCCATTTGCTATGCTTGATGCGCGACTGGAACTGGGCCAGCGTGTCTGGATCCGAGCGGTCAACCTCGTCGTGAATCAGCATGTCGGCCGGCACCGACAGCGCAGTGGTCGTGCCCGAACAGCCGCGCATGTAGAGCAGGCTGGTGCCGATCGACTTGATTGCCGCGTTGTCTAGGTCCTTGTCGACCGAGTCACGCAAGTCGGGCGACTCGTCGATGATCGGATCCAGGCGTGTCTTCGTGAAGTTGGTCGCATCGTTCGCAAACGGCAGCGTCATGATCACGGAGAAGTACGGCATCACGCGGCTGACCGCCAGCGCGTAGCGCGCCATGCACTCCGACATGCCGACCTGTGCGCACTTCTGCACGTACAGCGTCTTGCTGGTGTCGGACAGGATGTCCTTCTGGAACTCATGGTCGACGAACGAGAAGCGGTCGCCCTTGAGGTAGGTCTTGTCCTCCAGGTAGCGCACGACATCGCCCAGGTCGTAGCTGTTGAATAGCGCCTGTTCGAGGCGTCGCAGGTGTTCGGTGAGGGCGGGATCAGCGTGGCTCATGCGTACACCGCCATCTGGCCCCAGCGCAGCAAGTGTTTGTGCTCGTCCGGGATGCGCACGCCGATGGCGCCAGTGATGACCTTCTCGAGCCAGCGACCGTCCTCGATGCGTGGTGCGCCGTTGCCGTCGGTAAGATAAATGCAGGCTTCGCCGCGCTCCCGGTCGACCCAGGCGCAGGTGCCGCGCATCAGCGGCACGCCGTTCACCAGCACGTCGGTGATGTGGTTGGCGGCTGGATGCTTGTTAGCTTCAATCCGCATTTTCAGTCTCCTCGGACTTGTCGTTTTTCAGGAACTCGCCGTAGAGGTCGAAGAATTTGCGCTTCGATTCGACCGGCAGCTCCTCCAGCACCTTGATGAACGCTGACTCGAAGCGCTTCAGGCGCTCCGCGTCGTAGACGATTTTTTGCTGCTTGACGATGTCCTTGAGCATGGTGCCGACCGAGTTGAACACCTGGGCCTTCTGGTTCGCTGGCGTCTCGTCGTCCTCCTGCACCTTGGCCAGCAGGAGCTGACCCGAGCGGTACTGCATGCCCAGCTCGTCCGCAAGGTTCAGCCTGGCCAGGTCGAGGTTCAGCTTCTTGTCGAGCCGGCGGCGCAGCGCCAGCAGCTGCTCGTCGTCCAGGCCCTCGAGCGGATCGATCGACGCTGGCTTGTCTTTCATTGAATAGTCTTTGAGGGCCATTACCAGCCTCCTTGAATGATCGACCAGATCTCGTATATGGCGCCAAGCAAGTTGGCCAGCAGCCAGGCCAGGACGAGGACGGCGAGTGTGAAGAAAGCGATCAGCACGAGGGCGGCGTTATCGCTGGGGCTGCGCGGCGTGCTCATGCTTTGCTCCGGAGACGGTAGATGGTGCGCTCGCTACAGCCGGCGGCCGCGGCAGCGTCCTTGACCGACATGGTCGCGGCGACGTGGCGCCGGTGGTCGGCGCGGGCGGCGTTGAGTTCCTTGGTGCTGGGCTTGACAGGAATCGGGTCGCGTACGACCTTCATGCGCTTGAGCACGCGGCAGATGTAGGTCTCGTGGGTGTCGAGCAGTTCCGCGAGCTCACGGTTGGTGATCTCGCGCTTGACGATTTGCTCGATATAGGGCTTTAGGCGGTCGCTTAACATGGCAAAAAGTATGCCATGAAGCATTGTTTTTGCCTAGCAATAACTGTTCCAGTGTCAATTTCGCTTAAAAATTGACGAAAAATTCACAAAAACTGGGAAAAATTGACGAAAAATTCACAAAAACTGGGAAAATTTTCGAAAATTTCAGAGAAATCGATGGAAATTGAGGGAAAGTTGCGTGAAAACAACGAAAAGTGGCGGAAAGTGCTGAAAAGTAGCGAAAAGTTAAAAAATCTGGTAGAAATTTTTGGGCACCCAGGAGCGCGCGCCGGCCTCGAATGTTGCCAGAAAGTACCCCCGTCAAAAGCCACCAGAACGCGCCACACGCCGTGACACAATCGCTACGTGCCGGCGCCCACGGCCACGCCGCGCACGTCCTAGCCGTTTCTGGTGCGTTCTAGCGCCATTTCTCAAAAGCAACAGTGTCGATTCCTACACGCTGGCCAGACCACATTTAACAAAGTGGTCTGACCAATTGCACCCACCTGCCAGACCAATAGATAAAGACTATCAGCCCGATTAACAAATACAATTGACAATAAGAACACAGACCGTTACCATAGTTACGTCATCTGGCAAATGACACGGCGCCCTAGGCGTCACCTGACACGTAGTCCAACCCGCACTATAGGAGCCCTGCTCATGAAAACCACTGCTTCCCGTCACGTCGCCATGTCGGACCTGTTCCGCGCCTTCGCTGGCGACGCTGAATCGCAATACGACGTGCTCGCATGCACCGTCTATAGCGCTGCCTACTCCCTCATGGAAGCCGGCAACAAGACCCAATTCATCAAGCTGGACGCTGACGCATCCATGTATGGCACCAGCACGGACGCGCTGAAAACGATCAAAGCCCTGTTCGGCGTCAAGGCGGTCAATGCGGCCGTCAAGCACTACCAGCGCACCTATTTTGCCGTGTCCGAGGCGCTGCGCCAGTGCGGCACACCATCCGACATGCAGAAAGACTTGCCCGCAGGCAAGGCGAACGCGGATGCCCGCTACGCTGTGCTTGACCCGCTGGCGCAGGACTACGCTGACCGCTTCGTGTCCGTGTTCACGTCGATCATGATTATGCCCGCGAAGACTGACGAGGAGCGCGCGGCAGCGGCGGCGGCGCGTGAGCAGCGCAAGGCAGAGAAAGAGGCCGAAGCTGCCAAAGCTGCCAAGCTGGCCGAAAAGGATGCACGCGACGCCGTGGCTGCTGAAGTGGCGGCGCGTGTCGACCGTGCCGTATCCGTGGCCACGGCGCCGGATACGCTTGTTTCCACCGTTATCGACCTGTTGCGCGCCGGTACGCTGTCGGCCGACCTGGAAGCGGCGCTGTTTGAGGCCGTCCAATTGCGTGAAACGGCTGTTCTGCTGTCCGCCGTCGCTGCTGCGCCCGCTGCCGAACCCGTAGCAGCCTGAACCCTAGCGCCCGTCATGGGCGCTGTCTAGTGCGGCGCGTGCGCCGTACCAGACAGCGTATCCATGCGCACGCCTGTACATAACGCTACAGGGACCACGTGCGCGCCGTCGTGGCTGTCCGCTTCGCTTGCCTGTTTGGCTTGTGTTGCGGCGCCGCTTCGGTCTCCAGTCCTTTAACAATGTGCGCCCACATGTCCCGCGAATCGTGAATTCGTTGCGGCCGTCCTTTGGCATCGTCTTTTCGATGTCTCGTTCGGTTCGCTTCGTCCTATACCGTAACGCGTAGTTGTGGATGCCGTCAGCATAAAACGCACAGTCGCCGACGTTCGGCGACTGGCGCGATTGCAGTGAAAACCCGCACGACGCGACGTAGTGCGCCGGGATGCGGGGTAATCGGTTCGCATGCTAGAGATTGCCGGATAGATACCGGCCACATCGACGGCATGGCCAGCGAAAACGGATCTTGCCGCAACACGGGAATGGGGTGTTGCGGATCTGGTCCAGATAAACCAGAACCGGATGAGGACAGGCAATCGCGTAGGAAATGAAATCCGGGTTTAGCAGGCCCGGCCACGATGAGTGGAACCGCTTTGGCAAGCGGTAGCGCCATTTACCGGGCGTGCAATACGGTAAAGGAAATACCCGGCGCATTCTCGTGTTGGTTAATCACGAGCACGTGAGTGCGCCGGTCTATTTCTGGAGGATGCGATGAGAAAGACACTGACGTTGCCGATTAAGACGGCCCTGCGGGGCACGATTTCCGAATATGCGAAATCATTGCCAAAACCGCATGAAAACCTGATCCGCGAACCAGTCATCGAAACGCGTTCGCGGCTGTTTGATCCAGTCATCACGCCGCTTCCGAAGCGACGGAAAATGACGAAACGACACGAAATCGAGTCGACTGGCTTACCAATGCCACCGCGCCGCAATGGCGAACTGAATCGGCCCGACAAGTCTGAAATGCACAACAACCTGACGTTCAATTGGGAAAGATAACAAAATGAAAAGTGCCCGATTCCTCACCAGCGTCATCACGATCCTCGTGCTGATCGCGATCGACAACAAGGCGCCCGGCGCGATCGCCGAGTATGGCGACCTGATGCGCGCCGTGGTCTGGACCCTGATCCTGATCAACGGCGCGCAGGTCTGCGAATCCGTGCGCGACTATCTGGACGCCGCGGCATGAACGCATTTGACATAATGCAGCTGACCATGGTCGCATCGGGCGCCGTGGCCATCCTGGTCATTGCATGGCCGGAGTCCAGCGCTGGCCGTCAGGAAGATACGCGAACACCTGTTGCGCAACAGGATCGAACCTGAATTCCGCGCAGCCCGCAAGGGTTGCCGCGATGCGTACACGGTAGTCATCACAGACGTGCACCGCGACCGGGATATCAATCCACTTATCCTTGACCCAATGCCATTCGCGGCCGTCGATGGCTTTGGGGCGTGAGTTGCGACGCACGCGAGTGTCGACCTTCTCCACCCGCGACGGCGGCCGCGCTTCACGAATGTACTGCGCGCGCTGCTCACGCTCAAAGGCCTCGACCTTCTCGACATACAGCAGGTCGCGCGAGTACCACTCGACCGCCAGCATTTCCCAGTGCTCACGGCAGCGCACAGGGCTGATATGCCCCATGTCGCTCAGCGGGTGATAGTACAGCTGGCCGCGTTGCGTCAGCCGATAGCGCAAGGTCTTGAGCCGTGCCGGGTACAGATTGCCCTGCGAGAAGTTCATCGGATCTTCACCGATCTGCACAATCGGAAACTTCGGCCAGTTGCCAGTATATAGGCACCACGCAATGTCGACGCCTCGCAAGCGGGTGCCCTCGAAGACCGTGACCACCAGATTCGCATCCATGCTCTTGACCAGCACAGCAGCGCCAGACGCAAGTTTGCGGTACAGCCGTGGACCTTCCAGCACGAAATGCTTGTGGACGGACTCAGGAGGGAGAATAGAGTTCAAAGTTACCTGCATGATGAGCCTTTCTTGTATTGGATATAACGTCGGAATCACAAGTCCCGCAGGACTTACAAAATAGTACCACAGAAGTAACGTGACGCAAGTGGGCAGTGCACTATGAAACACCCTAAAAAAGTAACTCTAAACGATGTGATCACCATTTTAGGGTAATAAATTTTCGGTTTTAGCCAGAGACGTTTTGATTTTTTAGCCCCTTGTGAGCTTATTTTCCCTGTTTTTTAAAAACACGTTTTTGGGGGGTCCGTTCTCATTTGAAAACGGCCCTTAGAATCGCCAAAACTACCCCTCACAGCCACAAAAAATCATCATAATTACAGGCTCGCTCCTAACTTACATCTGGTCTTGTACCCAACTTGATGTGTGCTTTACTAGGAATGTAAGCACACAGTTTGACTCAATCTTACCAACTGTGTTGTTAGTTATCAACTTCCCCTTAGTTACACGGCAGATGACATCCGCTGCTGTACGCTAAAGTGACGATTTCCTGTGCTACGCCCGAATTCACAACAAAACCGCAAACTTACATCATGAAACCTTTCTTCCTATACAAGAAACCGACCTTAGCTGAAGTACAACAACGTGAAATTTGTGAAACCGAGCTCGCGCTGCATGAAGCCCGCATCGTCAAGGACCGTGCCGACGCGACCGTTTCCATGTTCGAAAGCCGCCTTGAGAGGTTAAAACGTGAACACTTTGGAAATTGATGCCGTCCTGACCGACGCCTACCACGCAGCGGCCAAGTTGGTCGCGCAGGAGGTCAAGACCCACTTGCAACCCTTCAACCTCAGCCGGCATCCCGTGCAGTGCCACGGCGGCTGCCTGCTTGTCGGTGAAAACCCCTTCTACGACTTCAACCGCCACACCAAGATCGACACCGCGATCTATGAGGCCGGCGAGTTCGTCGACCGCCAGCCCATGCCCGTGCGCCGACTTGTGGGGATGTATTTATGAGGTTCCACGCCCTCATCCTGGCCGAGGTCAGGAGAAAGATCGCCGACGACAGCCAAACCTACATCTGCCTGGCGCTCGACGAGATCGCGCAGGCTGACCACAGGAGAGGCGTCCAGCAAGCCTGCGCCGCGCTCAAGCAGCGCACGCTGGACCAGATCGCGCCCTTCAAGACGGTCGGCGACTGGCTGGCCCACCACGCCGAACCCACCACTATGCAGGACGTCAAGCAGGCCCGTCTCGCGCTGCTCGACTGTCTTGCCAACCCACGAAAGGACGCAGCATGACGCCGCAAGAAACCGCCTACCTGCAGCGCTTGGAGCAGAAGATCGCCGGCCTGGCCGACGAAAACGCCCAGCTCAAGGGCGACGTCGAGACCCTGAACAACAGCGCCCGGCAGTTGTGTGAACAGCGCAACTGTCTGTTGGCTGAGCGCGACAAGCTGATCGCCGATAACGACCTGCTCACGGCCGCCCGCAACGTAGCCCGACACGAACGCGACAACCTGCAAGGCGAGCTCGACCGCCTCGCCGAGGCCCACAAGGCCACACAACGCGACCTTGTGGATGCGCGGGCCGAGCTCAAGGCCGCCAGTGCCGGGCGCCGCGTTGCACTCGACACTCTCGCGCGCCTGCAGCGCGAGCGGCGCGGGACCCGCAAGCCCGACATCGGCGACGTGGCCGTCCAGCTCGCACGCTACGAAGCCGCCATGCAAGACGCCCTCCTCAAGACCGTCGACCCGGCTACCCACGTGCTGGTCCAGCAGATGGACTGGGTTAGCGGCGAGCACCGCACCTGGCTGGAGCCCAAGAAATGATCCTCTACCACAAATACACCGGCTTGCGCGTCAAGGTCGGCAACGCCATCACCATCCCGGCCTACCGCACCACAGCCACCGTCGCCGGCTGGGATCCGAACAATCAGGAAGTGTGGGCGTGGGATCGCGCCGAAGACGTCGGCCTCTACCACAAGGCCCGACCTTGGGACACCAGCTGGACCAGCTGCGAATGGAGGAACGAATGAATCGAATGATAAGACTTGCCATCCTGCAGGAGGTGAGAGGGCTGATCGAGTGCGGCGAAGAGCGTTTGCTCTGCTTCGCGCTCAATCGCGTCCTGTGTCGCCTCCGATACCGCGACCGGTATGGCGAGGCGACCAATCTCGTACGGGCCGAGGTTGGCCGCCTACAGGCCGAAATCACGAAAGACATCGAAGACCACGCCACTCTCGTGTCCTGGATGCTGGCCGACATGGGCTACCTGGACATGTTTTCTAGTGATCTGCCCGAGCCCTATCGCGCCCTCTGCAGACCCAGCAACGCCAGCCACCTGCGCCTGGCCTGGATCGACCGCATGATCGAGGACCTGAAATGACCACCCGCTCAATCCAGACCACCTATTACGGGCCGGGAAAAGGTCGCAAGAAGCCGGTCGTAAAAGTGACGCACGGCAGCAACAGACACGAAATATTGCCCAACATCATGCGCCGCCTGACGCAGAATCTCGATGGCGCCGTCGTGGTGGAGGCCATCGACCTGGAAAACCACAACGAACTGCTTGCCGTCGTGACCATGTGGCCGGGCGACCAGATCCGCACCGTGCTCAAGGGCGACGTCACGCGACCAATCTTTGCCACCCACTTCAAGGAATGACATGAAAGACAACAAAGACATCCTCATCGAACCCTCTGGGTTCAGCCGCCCGAGCGACGCCGCACGACTTGTGGCGCTGGCCAATTCCGTCGGCTTGCGGGTCACCCAGGCAGACCCGGCCGACACGCCGCAGACCAGCGACGAGAACGAGCAGCCGATGAACCTGGGCCAGCCGCGCTTTCTCGACGGCTCCGGCACCTGCACCACTGCCAGCCGCACCACTCGCACCGACGATTCGGCCGCGCGCCGCGAGCGCGACGAGTGGAACCGTGCCGTCGAAGAAAAGAAGGCGGCCAAGCGCCGCGCGAAGATCATCAAGAAATGGAAGGCCTGACATGACCACCCGCACCCTCGCCGAGATCGCCGTCGAGATCCGCCAACTCTGGCCCAAGCCCTACTTCGGCGCCATCCCGTACATCAAAGCCCTGCGCGACATTGACGGCGACGCCAGCGCCAAATACGGCGCCGAGACCGGCCGCGACATCGTCGTCTACTTCCTCTCCAACGCCCAGACTTGGCGCGGCCCCGACGCCCGCCGCATCAAGGCTGAGCTCAAAGAAATGGCAGGCATCAAATGAAAATCATCGCAAACGACTCCGATCGCAAGGACCTGATCGGACAGGAAGTCGAGATCGTCCGTGTAGTCCGTGACCCTGAAGAGGGCTTCGACGAGGAGGTCTTGCCCATGGCCTACGTCCACGTCATCAGTACGGGCGAGCAGATCCTTGTGTGGCCTGACGAGATCGACGAACCATTTCCCGAGGCCTGACATGAACCTGACCCGAATCCACCTCCCGCTGCTGCGAGACGCCCGCGAACTGATCGAGTCCGAGAAAGAATTCTTCATCTGCTATGCCCTCGCCCACGCCAACTACCTCGATGCCCTGTTCAACGCCTGCCGCGACCACATTACGGAGGGCATCCAAGACGAGCCCTACCTGACCGACTGGGTGCGCGAACAGGTGCGTGAGCCGGTGTGGTGGCTGCACGAAGACGCTACCCGTTACTGCGCGCCGCGCCGTGAAGAAGCTGTCACGCAGCTGCGCCTGATGCGCCTCACGTGGCTCGACAAGATCATCCACGACATCGAGGCGCAGCATGCTGAATAAAGACCACCTCCCGCTGCTGCGCAAGGCGCGCGAGCTCATCGACAACTGCACATTCACCTATATCTGCCGCGCTATCGGCGCGGCCGTTCATCACTTAGGCCAAAGCTACTGGATGGGTGCGGATGTCATCAACGTCATCAACGTCAGCCTGACCGGCATCGACTATGGCGGCTACAGCCCGCGCCTCGAGTTCTGGCTGGCAGCCCAGCTGAGCATCCCGTGGGTCCACCTCCATGACGACACCCTGCGCCTGGCACGGCTTGCGTGGCTCGACAAACTTATCTGGGACATTGAACATGCTGAATAAAGACCACCTCCCACTCCTCAAGGTCGCGCGCAAGAGAGTCGCCGCCGGCCGCGACGAGTTCATCTGCCATGCTATCGACAGCGTGGCCGATAGCGATACCTGCCAGATCAAGGACTACATCAGCGACCAGATCGACGGCTACTGCTCGATGTCCAGCTGGCTGGCGGCCCAGCTGGGCCTGGGCCCGTGCTGGAGCGACGAGCCGCCGCCCTACAACACCATCTACGCCGGTGACGTGCTCGGCCAGCAGATTCGCCTGGCCTGGCTCGACCGCCTCATCGACAACCTGGAGAACGATTATGAAATTACCGACGTTTGAAGAAGCCGAAGCAGCGTGCGACGCCGGGACCGCCACGCCTCTCGAGCAGTTCATCTTCCACAACGAGCTGGGCCTTCCGAAAGGCGCTGACCACTACTTCCGTCTGCAGCTGCTCGACGCCCTCAACTTCGCCACCCGCGAAAGCACCATCTACACGGAGATCTGACTATGAAGCCGACTATCCATCCACTCAGCTGGTACATCCATGAGTACGGCGAGGATTGGGCCGAGATTGTCCGCGAAGAGGATCAGCGCCTCGGGCGCAACTCCGACGGCAGCTACCCGATGCCGACCCGGGCCGATCTTCAGGCCCTGCAGCAGCCGAGCGAAAGCTGGGCCGCCCACCCTATCAACATGCAATGAGGACCTGACCATGCAGCTCGAAATCAAGATCGTCATCGACTTCGGTGACGACGGGCCGGCCAGTACGCTGATCATCGAAGGAAATGTCGCCGACCACCTGCGCCGCGGCGACACGCACGGCTACTACGTGGCCGGCACGCGCGACGACATCAAGTCGCTCACTTACAGCATGGCCTGGACCAGTTCCGGCGATGACGAGGAGTAGACCATGGACGACAACTACGAAGTGGTGCGGTTCTACCGCGACGGCCACCCGCAAGAAGTCATCGCGACCGACCTGACGCGTGACGAGGCTTGCGAGATGTGTGAAGGCGACGAGGGCAGCTCGCAAACTTGCTGCGATATTGAGGGTATGGTCCTGTTGGCCGAGAAGGGCCCGTGGTTCCTGGGCTTCCGGAGGGGAGAATGACCACCCGCCGCGCCGGCCTCGATCCGGCCTTCGCCGCGCCCTACGGCCAACACCTTGTCGACGCCGACTTCAGCGAACTCGAACGCCGACTTGAGCGCCAAGGGCAGACGCAGCCTGTGACCAACTACTCGTCACGTGCCGCGCTCGGCCTCACCCAGTACGACAGCCCGGCTGGCCCCTACGCCGGCGTATTCCATCTGTACTTCGACCGCGATGAAGCCAGATTTGATGCCGCCTCCGGCAACGCCCGCCAGCGCCGGCGCCAGGTCCGCGCCTGGAAGCGCCAAGGCTTCACCGTCACCCAAACCAACGCCGCCACCGGCGCCACCATCACGAGGTAAGCCATGAAGTGGAAAGTCCCGTTCACCCGCGCCCAGCCGCGCCCCGACCATGCGCACTTCGCCATCGCCTACAAAACCGAAGACGGTATGCGCATGGAGTTCGACGGCCAGCTGCCGCGCGACGTCGCTATGCGCCTGTTCGGCGAGGCTGTCGCTGCTCGCAAACCCACCATCAAGGATCCGAAATGAGCCAGACCGAATTCACCCTCCCACACCTCGTGCAGCTGCGTGCCGACCAGCGCGACGCCGCCCGCTACCGCGGCTTGCGCGACGCCCTCGTCAACCAGGACGAATCCTTTTTCGATCGCATGGAGGCAGCCTGCCCCAAGCTGCGCGACGAGGACGCGTCGGTGATGCCCACCGCCGATGAGTGGGACGCCGCCCTCGATATCGTGCTGGGGCTGAAATGAAAGCCGCCCTCAAAACCCTGCGCAGCTTCTGGACTGGCCGGTTCTGGCAGGGTGTTTCGCACAGCGATGTCGTCGCCATCAGCCTCGCCTTCGACATCCTCAACCAGACCGAGCGCCTGATGACCGACGCCTCCCGCGACGTGCTGGCCGAGCGCCGCCGGCAGGTCGAAGAGGAAGGCTGGACGGCAGCTGGCGACGATGCTTACGCTGAAGGCACGCTGGCCCGCGCAGCGGCTTGCTATGCCGATCCGCGCATCACCTTCTTCACGGTTGAAGGCAACTTCGTCTGGCCGTGGCGTCGCGAATGGTACAAGCCCGCCGACCGCCGACGTAACCTGGTCAAGGCCGCAGCCCTGATCCTGGCCGAGATCGAGCGCCTCGATCGCCAGACCTTGTGGAGCCAGCCATGACCAACTTCACCGACACCGACGTGCGTATGCTGTATGCCCTCGCCGCCCACATGACACGCGAGGGCTCGCCGCGCGCGGCCAGCGACCTGCGAGACCTTGCTGAACGCATCCGCATCATGCTGCCGGCCGACGCGCAGCTGGTGCGCAGCGATCGACTCACCGACGAAGAGATCCATACCTTGCGCTGCGCGGTCGAGAACATGCGCAGCCCCGAGGACACGGAAAGCGTCATCGAAGCGCGCTTCCGCCTGGCCTACAAGGTGGAGCAGATCGTCAACCGTACCACCATCCAAAAGGACTGATCATGCCTTACATCCAGCTCACCGACGTCACTAATCACCGACAGCCCCGCGCATTCTTCGTCAACACGTCTCACATCCAGGTCATTGGCGTGCGCAAGGTGGCGCATCACGGCGATAGGTTCGCCGAAGACCAGACCTACGTCGAGATTGCCGGCCGCGCCAGCAACATCGACGTAGGTGAAACACCTGGTCAGGTACTGACGTCCATCCTCGACGCAGAGGCCGGCTATGCGTGACATCTACCCTTTCCTGCTGCCGCGCCGCGCGAGAGCTGCTGGCCGCCGAAGCCGATGGCCACCGCTTCGATGCACTACGTGAACGACTTGCCGTCGACTGGCCGGTCACGCTGCAGAACCAACTCGACCAGCGCATCATCGACGCGCGCTGGCGCTACGACCACAACGTCGCCGACATGCGTCGGCTGACCACGAAGGAGCCTACATGATCCCCATCGCCATCCTGGCCTGCGTGGCCAGCTTCCTGGCTGGCCTGGCCGCCGGCATGAACGCCATCCCCGACACCAAACACGAACAGGAGCCGACATGAACCGCCTCTGCGCCGCCGTCTTCGTCCTGTTTCTCATCGGCCGCACCCTTGTGGCCATTTTCCAATACTGGATCTGATCATGAGCTACCAACGCGTCATCCCGCGCGACCTTTTCAACGAGGCCAATCTGCTGAAGTGCTACGGCCAGCTGTACCTGCAGCTGGAGCGTCTGAACATCCCGGGCGTCGAGCTGGTGCACGATGGCGAGATGTTCGACATCGACCAGGATCCGGTCGACGGCTCGCTGTTCTTCGAGAACGTGCGCCTGTGGGTACACGACGAGCCGCAAATTCTGTTTCGGCAGCTCAACAGCCGCGAGCCGTGGCCGCTGTATATCGATGGCACTGAAGCGCCCGAGCCTTTCGCCGTGTTCAACGACGACGGCACGCTGTCCGAGGAAATGCTGACTTTCCTGCGAGGTGCTGAATGAAAATCACCATCACCCGCGCTGAAGGGCCGTCGCACCTGTGCGGCAAGCCATACGAAGCCTCGAGCTTCGAGGAGGCGCAGCGCATCCTCTGGAACATGTCGACGACCGGGCCGCGCATCGGCTACGACAAGTGCGACTTCAAGA